GATAGCACGAAGAACCATGTAGGAATTGATGTGGTCTGAACCAACACAATCCCTGTGTCCTGTCTCTGTGTTCTCTATCTCAAAGTGATACACAATCGAGTGAGAGCAAAGGCACTTGTTGGGATGTTCAGAAGCCCAAGCAGGTCTTGGAGTTCCAATACCCTGCCACCAAACTTCTCCCGTTGCCTTCCACTCATACTTGGCATCATCATAGTTATCAGCGACTGAAAGTGCAACCATCTCCCTCTTGAGGATTTTATCCCACCTTCCTTCGCCAAGAGTTCTCTTAGCATTCTTCATTACATATTCTACATCATCATTCATATTCTTATTCACCTACATACGTTTTCTTACTACAAGCCTTGCAGAAGATTCCCTTACCAGTGTAAGACTTCCACAAGACTCCCATCTTGTTACAGTTAGCACATCGGCCAACTTCTTTACTCATGTTCCTCACTTGCTTCCATGTCCATCAACTCATCTCTTCTTACTTCTAAGAGATGACCGTACAAAAGTTCGTTTATTTTCTCAAACAAAGCCTCTGCACATCCACCGATTGTCTTACGATGTAGAGACATCCAAATCTTGTGTTGGTTGTTCAATACAACTTTCACTCCATCATTGTCTCCCATCGATATCATAATCGGTGGTAGTTGTCCATCATCCACAAGTCGAAACTCAACCGTTGTTTCTTGTTTCATATGTCATACCCCCGTTGTCTCGCTTCTTCAAACATCTTGGTTTGCGTGTCGAAGTCACTTCTCCAAAGAACCCTGAACCAGTGGTCTCTATCCACAAAGATATCAGGTTCTATCTTACTGTCATTCTTTTTCTGCATCATATTTCTTATCATTCTTATTATCATTTTTTATACCTCCCATTAAATTCACTTCTAGGAACAAGTGCCACAAAGAAACCGAAAAGTTTCTTCATGACTCTCTTCCATAGAATTCTACGTTCATACTTTCTTTCTAACTCTACTATCGGTATGTCATCAAACAGACATAACCAGTCTGCTAATTTATCCACTGTCTTAGGCAGTGTGCTTAAGTCATCATCTAACTTATACAACCAATTGACACTAGAGTAGAAGTTCTTCTGCTCTTTCCTTCTCATTTTCATATTCATCTCCATTATTCCAAATTTTGAACCTAGCAATCATTTGGTCTAGGTTCTTCTGTGTTGTAGTCGTCATAAACTTGTTACTTCCCTTCAGGAAGATTACCACACTGTAAACATCGTCTGTGTAGTTCTGTCTCTCCCACATCTCAAGTAGTGGGTCTCCGGGCTTCAACCTCTTCCAAGAGAAACCCTCAATCTGAGAAACCGAGACTATGCCATTCTGAAATCTGACATATCCTTTCATCTCTATTTCTCCTTCTGCTTCGGGAATACCGTGTCTTTGTAGGAAAGAAAAGTAATCTTCCTCCAAAACACACAGGCACTGTTCCGGCTCTTTCTCACCATCTGCGGTAAATGAAACTGCCGTTCCCGTTCCGTTACATCTTCTGCACTTCATGCTGTCATCCCCTTCAATATCTCATTGATTCTCTGTTGAACTCTGTTGTTCTCTCTCTCAATCTCAAAAGACATCTTGAGATAGTGGTCTTTCGGCCACCACTCAGGTTCTTGTGTCTTCCAAGAAGATATCTTCCACTTGCCTTGCAAGTAGTAGTGTCTGTAAGAACGAACTGCAAAATCGAATCCGTTCTCATTTGATTCTCTTGTGATGCGATACCTATCTGCCATAGCGATACCAAAAGGTGTCAGGCCAGTTGCAGGTAGAATATCTTCGACTTGATTGAAGACATTCGCATACTCCTCAAGTGTTTCCTCGACCTTATGCTTGCGACCATATCTAACCGTATACTCCTTGCACAGTGCTAGACAATGCTCTCTCAACCATTGATAGTTCTGTGAAGTTTGTCTCGCCCAAATAGTGCAAGGATGATTCAACATCACAGGCTTGTAAGGTGCATCTTCGATACCAAGATGAGTAGCAATAGTAGACATCATCTGCATACTCTCGGTTGGCATCTTGATTACATGTGAATCCATCATCATCTGTGCTGATGTCTTAGGACTCATATCCAAAGCGAAGATATTCATTCTTGCTCACCTCTGAAACTCGTTCTCAATCTCTTGACAACAATGGCATCGATTCTATCTTTGAAGTATTGAGATTTCATCTCCTGCTTCAAGACACCCTTCACAACCCTCTTGTTGCTTGTGATAGATTCAATGATATTCTCAAGTCTCGCAACCTTCGCCTCTAGGTCTGAAATCCTCTTCTTCTCAATATTTTCCATGTTCATCTTGTGCATTACCCATTGTCGCATACTGTCATTGTTGCCGCCTTGAGCATACTTGTTCGTGCTTCTCACCAATGGAGTGTGACCCTCTAGGTGATTGTTGCTCTGAACATTACCTATGTGGTGTTCACAATACTTCTGCTGGCTATTGCGACTAGTAAAAACCGCATTGCACTTATGTCCGTCTTCCAATATATATTCACATCTTCTTGTCATTCTCATTTTTATTTCTCCTTATTCTTATTTTCATTTTTAGGAATGTAATAGTAGAGAAGGGTCGAGACCACCACAGCCTCTGTCGCTAGGAGAACACAAACTTTACCCAGTACGATTTGCATTTTACACGATAGCACGATTGACCCTTTTTATCTCACGACAAAACTCTACTCAAACCCTGTCGGGGTAGGTTTGTAGTAATTACTACAAGTGAGTTGGATAGCAAGGTGAAGACTTCGCACCGCAACTGGTTTCGTCTTCTTTAAGTTCATATTGCCTCGTCAGGACTTACGCAATTGAACACCTTGCTCTTGCGAGTAGGATAGCAGGAGAATGCAATGTTGAAGTGAATTGCTGGCGACAATGTTAACACTACTGTTATTGATTCTGCATTTTTACCACAGTAAACCTGCTGTTGAGTTGATGAGGGAAAGGATAGGTACTATGCCCATCATACGGAGTAGGGAACTGCAACCGGGAAAGTTGCCTCTGATTTAATCTTACGACCCTTGTTATCCTGCTTCATATTTTATACCGGGAAGCCGCTACTTGTGTTCCTTACAAGTGCGAACAAGTTCGGATGGATTTGACACACCGCTTCTCAAAGAGTGCAGTGAACCATCGTCAGTCTGCTCCTATATCTTCAATCCTTATTATTACTAAACCCTCTATCTCACGACTCGACTTGTCATGCCCTCGTCAAAACAGTCGCTAAACCATTTTAACTCAAAGGTGAAGGCTAATCCACCTGAGCAATCTTTGTCTCCCTGAGCCATATGTGAGTGTGATATTTGTTTACTTCTTTCTTCTGTAAACGAGTAATAGAGTCAGATAACCAATCAAGTCCTTGATTATATCATCATCTGATTCTGACTTTGATTTGTTCGTCAGTTGGTGCAGTAGAGAAATACCTCTTCGGGTCTAAGACCGAATCACCATACTGGTTGTTCTTCTGAAGAACCAATGACTTCATCTCATCAAATAATTCTGCAATCAGTTTCTGATGCTGAACCATACTAGGTTGAATCGCCTCATTGTGCTTCTTCATCACTTCTGTCGTTCTTGTTTTGTTGTTGTTGGCTTTACTAAATCCGTCTGTCATACTATTGTCTCCGAGTTGTTTGAACTTCATCATGTTTTTTGTTTTTCACTATTTTACACCACCATGTAAAATTGAATATCTTCGCAGTACAACGTTTTCTTTTGTTTTTTCAATTTTTCATATTTTTCACCCCTCTCTGAGAGAAGGGGGTAGTAGTAGATATGATGACATATAGTAGTAGTAGAAGATAGTGAAATATATGAAATATTAAAATATTCATTAAAATCAATGATTCTACACCTTCTAGACCACTTTTTGATTTTTCACCCTGACTGAAAAATAGTGAAAAATACAAAATCAATCAGAAAAAGGTGAACAACTATCATATCACATATGAGAAATATCACATGTCATATGTATATACATATATGATATATGTCATACATATAGGAGACCATTTCTAGAACCAATCAAAGGTCATCTGATTGAGGTAGATAGAAATAACTACCAAAGACAACCGATTAGTTAAGAATAGTCTAAGAAACGCTTGTGCAAAAGGGAGTAGAATCCCCAATACCACAACACCGTTCAACGCACCCATATATGTGCCTCAACCCTATTAAAGAAAATGCCACCCCTAGTGGTCGCCCCAAAAACATCTGCGCCTCACTTCTTACCATATGGTGTGACGCTTTGCTGGCATATCCTATCAATAGTTGACCAACCCTACTGGCATGACAAGGAGGAAAAATAATGGAAGATTTGTTTAGGTGTAAGAAGTGCGAGCATGTTTGGGATGCTTGGATAGGCGATAATCCCGAAGATGGGGCGTGTCCTAAGTGTGGTGGTTTTTATTGTGAAGAGGTGTGATGAATAATGGAATACGATATGGAATGTGAAGGATGTAAGAAGGAAGTAACAATAACAGGAGCATACTTGGGTCTGATTGAGGATGCATGGTGCGAAGAATGTGGATGGGAAGGTGAGAACCTTGAAGATTGAAACTCAGATATGCGATATCTGCGGTGAACCCATTGACATTCACTACAAGGAAGACGGTACTCCTTACTGGGCAAATGGTCACAATGCAGAACCAATAGTAGTTGGTAGGTGTTGTGATAAGTGTCAGAATGAAGTTGTCCTACCTGAGAGATTGAGGAGGGCTATCAATGGATGATTATGACCACAAAGCAGAGAAAGACGCTGAGATGTTGGCAGACTACTACTCTGATTTAGCGACAGAGCAGATTCAGGAGAACTGTCATCATGAGGATATCCATGTTGATGATGCTAGAGTCAGAGTTAGGCTACCAAGAGACATGAAAGAAGGTGAATGGGTCGAGGAGCATAGTTTCGATGTTGAGGGATACTTCGTCTGCTACAAGTGCAACAAGTCTAAGTGGGTTTCCATCGATGTTGATGAATACATCATGAATATCGATGACCCACATGTGTTGGACGATTAATGCCACCCTTCGGGGTGTGCTAATCGCAAAGCATTACCTCACCATATGGTAAGATAACTTTGGTCAACATTTACCTCATGATACTTGGTGCGACCTCTTGTTATGGAGATGTTAGCCATACTAACACTGCTACTTGCAGTGATGCTTGCTGTTGAACGCCCGAAGGAAGGCTTTGGAGGTCTGATGCCAATCAGTGATACTGAAATCATGGCACAGCACCTGAATACCCTATCTGACGATGATTTGTCCAGTGGAAATAAACTACTGAATGAATTGAAAGCCCTGATTCTTCACGAACAGAGACTCAGAGCAGTTGTTCCACTGAAGGAACACAACGAAGAGTGGATGGAGAAGTACGGTGGATTACTTCAACAACTCAAGGATGCTATTGATAGGCATATCAGGATTAGGAATGGGACTTTCTTTGAAGAATTGGATTGGAAGCGTGACCAATGGGGAGACTTGGAGATAGAACCCTTGGATGATGAGGGCGAGGAAACGTTGGAGGAAGCCAAGAAGTCATATGAGGATGTTATTGAGAAGGCTGAATGGCTCAGTGAGAGGGGCTTCACCTATGATATTCAGCATTTCATGGATACAGGTGACAAAAAGCGTGATGAGTCGATTGATGCCAAGAAGATGTTGGGAATCGAGGGTAAAACTAGCAGGTGTGAACTATGCTACAAAGATACCTTCCACCTATCTGATTATGAGAAGTCTTGGCAGGAGATGCCCGGTGCGCCCGTTCAGCCAGCATACTACTATTACAGTTGTGCTTGCTGTGGCTTCCAAATATATCAGAGAGGCAAACTATCTGAGAACGTTTGTGGCATGGATTTGGCTGGTCAGCCTCTCTATGCCAACATGACAACCGAAGAAGTAGCCAGTATGTACGATGATGACTACTACTGAACGAAACAGGTCGGGGGAGGAAACTCCCTCGGCCTCAAGGTTTCCGTTGACAAAGTAATACTTTCAACCATATGGTAGGAGAGTAGTGACGACAGGCTACACACTAAAATGATGTGATTACTCATCATCATCATCGTCTGTTCTGTAAAGCACTGTTGTCACCTCCTAACCCCGACAGGTTGCACCAATGAATTGACAACCATATGGTAAGCAACTTTGTCAGCGAATCCTGATAATGGTTGAGACACCATATAACTGTCCGAGGAGGTCGGACAAACTAACAGGAAGTGAAAAAGAATGGCAAAAAGTAATGGAAGCGATACATGGAATGAAGACCAAGCCACTGTGCTTGAGTATATAGAGACGAATGAAGGTAAGTTGGACACTATGACAGTGCTTCAACTTCAGGATTATCTGAGTGAGGGAAACAGAACGATTTCCCGCCAAAACTCGATAACCAAGGCAATAAAGATGCAGTTGGCGACAATAACAAGGGTCACCAACGGTGACATTGTGAACCCAATGGCATCTCAGCAAGGCAAGAGAGCATCCTTTGCCCTAAGTGAAGCAGAACAGACCGACAAAGACGAAACTGTGTACCATATCAGTGTAGTTGATGGCGGAATCAACGTATTCATGGGCGAGAGGCTCAAGAATCTGTACGACAAGTTCAATGGGCGT